GTTAAAACTGAAAGCAAAACCCTAGTATGTTACTTCAAAGGATATAAAACAAAAAAAGTTGAATTATTTTATTAAAACGCTTGACAAACTCAAAATAAAGATATATAATAATCTTACAAAAACATAATAAAGAAAGGAGCTTCTTCTCTCTAATCATCTTAGACAGTACTTGAAAGGGGGTGAACCTATGACGTTTCTTAAAGAAAAACCAAGTGAAGACTTGAAGAAACAACTTGAAAAACATCAAAAAATTGTAGTTGATTATCTTCGTTCTTTACCATCTATTGCTATCTTTTGTGAGAACTATACAGAGCTTTCTCGCTCACGTATCAGAATGATAATGAATCAGCCTGAAAGCTTCTACTCATTATCTGTAACTAATATGCTAAACCTATGCAACCACATTGAACAAATTAAAAAATAATAGAAAAGGAAATACTTACTATGGTAAACACATTCAACTCATTCAACATTGAAGGAACTTTTTCAACAACCAACAAGCAAAACCCAACTAAAAAATTCAAATCAAAAGTCAACACAAAAACTGCTTACATCACCTTTGAAAAGCAATACCGTGACCTTATCGAAGAAAAAGGCTTGACGGTCTATACATCTAAAGAAGACAAAACAGACTTTATCGTTGTGAAATGTGCTAAGAAAGTCAATGTTTACAATAAGAAAGGTGATATTATCCTTGTCCTTGATACTGACCTTGACAACGACCATGTTGTGGATAACTTCTTGACTAACAAACCAGTTAAGCTAAACATCATCTTAGTTGAAAATGAAGAAGGCAATGACTTTGCACGCTTGAAAGCAATCTTAGTAGATGAAATTGAAGACATTGAATTCGCTAAGGAACGCAACCCATTTGCTGAAGACTAACAAGATGATGAAATATGGTTAAAATTATAAATCCGCTAGGCTCTGAGATTGACCAAAAAAGGCGCTCAGAGTCCGAGCGTTTACAGAGAAAAGGTCAGCAGACCTTAGAATTAGCACGGGATAGGCAATCATACATATATAATCGTGGTCAATCAATCATTATTGAAAAAACCCATTATACAGACCTTGATATGCTCAACACTGCTATTAGAAATTTGAATAAACCATTCAATAAGTATGTATCTGAACCGCTTCATATTACTGTTCCAGCTTCGTATGTAGACATTAAGTCTCTTGTAAACGGTAAGCACCTATCAACACTGACTGAGTTTGAACATACTCTAAATATGATTGAGCAGACATCAGAAGATAGCTACGTTTATACACATATTTCAGTCTACATTGAAGGTCTGAAAGACAGTAACAAAGCGAGCTTTACAGAATACATCTTCAAAGATGCAAAATCTATCAGAAAACTCATGCGCAATATCATTCGCTTTAATATGAAAATGCGCAATATCAAAAAATCAAAACCATATAAAATCAATAAAGTTTATTATGAGGACATTATATTACATGGATAAAGAAGAAAAAAAATATCTAGCTACTTTAAAAAAGTATAAAAAGAAATATCTTCCACCTGAATATAATCAGCTTGAATTGCTTGACCATTTATGCAATACTGATATAGACTTTTATATCTCAATCACAAATCGAGGTGATGGTAAATCTTTTAACTATCCATCAGCTCTTTTATATCTAGCCGTTGTACTGGATATTAAACCGTGCTTTGTAGTCCGTCACTACACCTTACAATCAAGAATAAAGGAACTCATAGAAGAAATTTTTATCACGATCAAATGGGGTGACATCAATCAAATTTGGTACAGAAACACTGATGATTATATCCTTGTTGGTTTAGGAGACAAAGAAATTGCAATCATAACCGATCTTAACAACGCTTCTGATTTAAAATTCTCATCCCAAGTCCTCAAGCACTTCCCTATCATCATATATGATGAATTCACTGCCCTTGAAAGTGATTACATTCCTAATGAGTTTGAAAAGTTACAACTCATCTATCGTTCTATTGACCGTATTGCTAACCGTCCATATATCAAGTTTCCAAAAATAATCCTCTTAGGAAACCCTGTAAACTTTGAAAGCCCTATCTTTCCAGCTCTCAAGCTCTACAATGCTTTGGAAAATCAGCCTATCAATACTATCCAGCAATACCAAAACAAACTTTTGGAACTGAGACGGAATGACAATGTAAACGCTATGAAAAACCTCAGAGCTTTTGCAGACGAGGAAGATAGCAATGTCACTGGTCAGTTCAACTTCTCCCCTCACCAGCTTATTTCTGAATCTGAGTACAACAAAATAGAGGTCAATGCTCTTTCTGTAAAGATTGATATTGGAGACGGACGGTGCTTGTACTGTATCAACAAAGACAATACCTATGTTCTTTCCATTGAAAAGCTCTCTGGTACAGAGGAATATTGTATCAATCTGAAAGATGAAACAGACCAAAAGGAATATCTCACCCAAAAATTCTATAAACCTGATTTTGTGAAATATTATGAAAAAGGTCTATTCCTCTTTAAAGACAGTTTTTCCAAAACATTCATCAAAAACAATGACCATCTTTTAACCATCAATCTTTTTAAATGCCTTCCAACATCTCCACCTAATCGCAACAATAGCGATGAGGTATATAAAAAGAATAGCATGGAAAAATATATACAAAAATTAGCAGAAAGGTATGAATAGAATATCATGGATAATAATAATTTTGCTAATTTTTTAAAGTCTGTTAAATCGAAAAAAGTCCATTTGTTTATGGACATTGAAACATTGACGATCAATAAAAAAGCAGGCAAAATTAAACCATCTATGTATCACTCTGTTACTTATTCCGTGGCTGTGGCTTTCTTTTCAAATCCATATGATGAATTTCCAGACTATGCCATCTTTAACACATTCAAAGATTTCTTTGAATTTATATTCAAGCATGGAAAGAAAAAGCCTGATTATATCCTTAACTTTCACAATGGAAATAAATATGACCATCATTTTTTAACAAGCGAGGTAGCCAGATCTTATCCCTTGCTAAAGATTGAAAACGCTTATCTTAGAAATGCTATTCAAAATGATAACACTTCTTCTAAATCCATTTTAACTTGGCAAGAGAAAGAAGATGGTATTATTTTGGAAAAGCGTGTAAAATCATCTAACAATTTGGAACTGGAATTATTTTTAAATAACTTCCATTTTTACACGATTGATAACTATGTGAAGACCAATGCTAGTATTGCTACAATCGGTAAGAAGCTGAAAGACCATGATTTTATTACAGAAGAATACTTAAAAACCTCTTTTGATTATACAAAGTACGACCTAGAAGAAGACTTGTCCCATGACTTACTTTCTGACTACGTTTCTATGGTATTTAATCAGCTATCGGAAAGCGAACTTATTTATATAAGAAATGATGTGATTATACTTGCCTTATGTGTGAAGCACTATTCAACCCTATTTTTTGGTTTTGATTATGATGAAATGACTTTCACATCAAACATCAAAAAAATGTATATTGAGGATAATCCTCTGGCTCAATTCCAGCTCTTGAAGAAAGTCCGTAAGCATACCCTCAAAAATACTGATTATCATTTCCATAATTTAAACTTTTTCAACTATCTGAATAATTTCTATCGTGGTGGTCTTAACTTATATAACGACCAATACATATCAACCATCCTTGAGAATGGTTTCTCTATAGACATCAATTCGTCTTATCCTTTTGTGATGTACTTTCACAAAATGCCTACTATTTTAAGATACTATGGAGATTTTGAAGAACCTACTCAAGCATTGATCCAACATCACGAAGATTTTATCACTTTCTTTACAATACTATATGAAGACCTAAACAAAATCATTTCAACCATTCCATCTAACATCATTCGGAAGATGATAGTTAAATACTACCCAATGAAAAATAGTGAGGTCTATATATCATCTGTATTTATTGACCTACTAAACAAGTTTCTACCTGATCCTATTGATACGCTTCCAATCACTTCTTTTGTAACCTATGAGTGTATGGATTTTGGGGCAAAAGACATCATATCTCATAACTACTTCATCAAGACTCAAGGAAAAAACCAGTACGAAATAGATTAAAAAAGCCCTATCAATATCTCAGTCACCAACAATAAAAATCCCTATGTTTTTTCTGATACTGAGGTCGCTGGCTCAAAGGTATTGCTAAATGGTATCTATGGTATTCCAGCATTGCGGGCAAATTTTGACCTATTTAGACGGGATGAAAAGGGCAACCTTTACAACATTGAAAATGGTTTTGAAAACTCAGAGCGGAACATCATCTTTTCTGCAACCGTTACGGCTTACGCTTTCTATAATCTGCTCACACCTCTTTCATACATCCCTATAGAAAAGATAGATGAATATTTCTGGTATTGTGATACAGATAGCTTGTACCTGTCAATGGAAGCCAATAAATATCTACCACAAGAAATATTTCATCCTTACAACTTGGGAAAATGGGATATAGAAAACGAACACATCGAACAGTTTTATATGTTGAACCATAAAAAATACTGTTACTTTGCAAACAATAAAATCAATGTTAAGTGCGGTGGGGTACGGAAAGATAGCTTTAATTTCAACATGGATTTTAAGACTTTCATCAAATCCCAATTTTCATCTGGAACAAAGATTAAGTCAATCCGTGCTATCCGTAACGAGTGGAACACAATTTCCCTCTATGATACATGGATTACATTGGACGAAGGTCTACCATACCCTATCCAGCATGACCCAGAAATTGAAAAGTACAAGCAAGAGATTATAGCAGAAGCCAAGAAAGAGCTACAGTCTCAACAAGAGGAAAGCACTTCCAAACTGCTATACATTGAAACCAACTTCGGAACAATCTCAACCCGTGATTTTATCCCTGAAAAAGAACAAGGCATATACGCTCTAAAATACTACATCCAAACCCAATCATACTATCTAGATGAATTAGAAAAAATGGGTGTTGACTTGTAGCCTACATTATCATATAATTAAATTATTAAAAGAAAGGAGAATAGCTATGCTATTTACTGCTATCACCCAAACAGTGAAGAATGAGCTTTTAATCATCTTCCTGTTTCTCATCCTCATTGACTTCTTGACAGGTTACCTAAAATCCGTCAAGTGGCACGTCACATCTAGCGACATTGGAACGAAAGGGGTCATTAAACATACTTTTACCTTTATCTTCTACTTTGCCGTGGTCTTCTTTGGAAATTACTTTCAATCCATCTTCATTTCAAATGCTCTGCTTATGCTGGTTATCCTAACCTATATCACATCTATTGTAGAAAATCTTGGAGTGATGGGTGTTTATGTACCAGAGTTTATCAAATCAAGGGTCATGAGTGAGATTGAAAAATACACTAAAATGCTAGGAGAACCTACAGACAATGAAAAAAAATGACTACTTTATTGATGTATCAGGCTGGCAAAATCCAGACCTCACACCATACATCGAAGCAAGCGGAACTGACAAAACCATTATCAAGGTCAGTGAATCCACATACTTTTTAAACAATTATGCTCAATCTCAAGCGGACACCTCAACCCCTGTTGGCTACTATCACTTTGCCCGTTTTGGAGGTGACATCAACCAAGCCGAAGCAGAAGCCATCTACTTCCTGACCAACCTCCCAACAAAGAAAGTACCTTACCTAGTCCTTGACTATGAAGAAAGTGCTTCCAGCAACGTGCAAGCCAACACCTCTGCTATTCTTCACTTTATGGACATCATTGCCCTGCATGGCTATCAACCTATTTACTATAGTTACAAGCCATACACCCTAGAAAACGTTGACATCACACAAGTTACAGCCAAGTACCCAAACTCACTTTGGATTGGGGCTTATGCTGACTATGCAGTCCGTCCAACCCCAGACGGCATTTGGGACTATTTCCCAACAATGGATGAGGTTCGATGGTGGCAATTTACATCTAACGCTATTACGGGAGGTCTGGACAAATCTATCGTCTTACTGGATGATGATTTTGACACTACACCCCATCCCCTATCTACCCTAACAACCTCAAAAGATGAAAAGGAGAAAAACACTATGAAAATCTGCATGCGCTCTCACTCAGGAAAACAAGGCTATATTGCTATTGTTGACGGTCGTAAAATCCCTATTGCTGACATTGGAACAGTCGCAACCTTGAAAAAAATTGGTTTTGATGAAATTTCAGTACATGACAAGGACTTTGATAATATCGCTCAAGCCTACTCTAAATAGACAAAAAGAAAAGAGGGTTTAACTCCCTCTTTTTTTGTGTCTTCTTTTTCTTCCTTTCTTCTATTTCTACGGTGGACTAATTAAGCTAGTCAGACCATACAGAAATTGGTCAACATTGTAAGCCCTCACACTAACAGGCGCAGAATTCCAGTTCTGGTCGGTTACTTCTACAGTCGTACCATCATATCCAGTCACCACTCCAGTATGACCCGCCCAAGATGTGTACCAAACCCCCTGAACATTCGCAGCCACGTTGAAAATATCACCGACTTTTAAATTTGCCTTACTAGGTTCTTTGACTGTCCAACCAATAGAAGCCCAATCATACCCGCTCCCGATATTAGCAGCCCTTAGAATATCACCCTTGATAAAGGCTGGTGGAATTTGACCGAGTGAGTAACTGATGTGATAGCCAGTGGTGATTGAGTTGACATACCAAGAAACCAGAGCGTAGCATTGACCATCACCAATTGTTTGCCCTTGTAAAGAGCGTACAGCGTTGACCTTGCTAGGTACATCTGTTTTTTGTCCTGAGTTGGGTTTAGGTGTTTTTTGCTGGGCTTTTGCGATTGCACCCCCAGACCAGTCAATCTTTTTAGTCGTTCCTGTCACGCTTCCTTGAATTGTGGAAAAAAGCCCAGTTAACACATCATCATTTAATGAGACTTTTAGCACGTTGTCATACATTCTGGTTACGGTTATAACACGGTTTGAATAGCTCTGACCGTGGTTGAGGTCGTAAACGTTGTGAGTGAAAATATCTTCTACCCCCTTTTTTAATTGATTGAGCGCTTCTGCTAGAGCGTTATTTTGTTGACCCTTGGCAACATCACGGATAGCCTTTCCGCCCGTTGACTTACCAGAAAGGTCGGGAGTTTGCGAACCCTTTTTAAAAGGGTCAGCACCTGAGTTTTTGATGGTATTGATAATCTGGTCGTAAGGATTGCCAAAGTAAACATAAGGAACACCGCCTTGATTGGCTGTACACCAATTAGTAGCCCATACCCACGCATTTCCAGCCATGGTAGATGGCATGAAAACTTTTCCAATGGTCGTGCTTCCAAGGGAGTTGTAAAAGGCTTGACAAGCCCCCGGATTGTCCTCTTGTGCTGGTTGAAAAACTTCTGGCGCTGAAAGGGCTACGGGTAGATTTTGTTTGGAAACGGATAATAAATAATCGCAGTCATCTATTAAACAGCCTAAACCAGTAGAAGAGGTATCAGATCCGTAGTGGTTTATCCAGTTCCCAGCCCCTCCGCTTTCTGTCACTGTGTAAAAGAGGAAGAAAGCATAGCCCCCTAACTTTTCTTTTAGCTTTGGTATATAGGTAGAAAGTAGGTTCGCTTTAGTCACACCGTAAGAGTTGATTACAGGACGAGCGCCACCCTGAGCCATGAACCAATCAGCTATCTGGTTTTCAGAAAAGCCAAAGTTTGATGAAAAGGGTTGGGATAAAAAATCTTGGTACTGTTGGGTAGTATATTGTTTGTATGTAGGCATATTATTTTACCATCCTATTATCGTAAAGTGCATTTGAGAAAGGATTAGCCCGTCCGTCATTATGCCAGAAGCGTACCCCACCCTCAAAAATAGTGCGTAGTTGGTTGAGGAAGTCTACATCAATGTCTGGTAAGTTCCATACACCTTTAAATTGTAACCAGTTGCAACGCTCTTGACTATCAATAAGACCTGTCAAAGTCTTGCGCTCATTGATGTCATAACCAAACATATTATAGTATTGAGCAACACGGTTACGGTCAGAACTTGAGAGGGTGAAGACTTGAAGGTGTAATCCCCACTCGTCCGTCTTGATTAAAAGAGAGTTACCGTTAGTCTGGTTAGAAACTTTTGGAGGTTGCAATGAAAGCTCTTTTAATTGAGCGTCTTGGTCACGATAGTATTCATACTCATTGTTAAACAAGCCAGCGATTTTTGATGGTGCTGAAGCAAGCCCACCAGAAAACACATCCGAAAAAGCAGTCAAGGAGTTAAATACACGGTCTTGAAGGTTGTCGCTTCCTTGGATTTTACGAAGACGACCTGAGAAAGTCCGTGAGTTTGAAAGCTCACGACTATAAGCAGTCAAGGCTTTTGATAGGTTTCCAGAGTTTATCATAGTAGGCAATTCGTCAAATTCATCAAAGGTAAGTGAGTAGTTGAGGTAGAATCCAGCCCGTTCCGCGTCTATTCCCCTTGCTCCGTAACCGTCTATATAATACTTGATGTTGTTAAAATAGCCCAGAACATTTTTACACTTGAGATTAAAAGAGTGTAGTTTAGAGGTTTCTACTGGTAGCGTTTGGGATTTAAAATCGGTTAGCTCAAGACCACAATATCCTGAGCGTAGTAGGTGAGCTTCTTGCTCACGGTCAAGCTGAAATAGGTCGCAGAGTTCATCAAAGCTATATTTGATAGTGCTTTCAATCGCTGGTGAAATGGCTTTATTTTTGAGCTGGTATAGCTTATCAAATCCATCTTTCATCTTGACTTTATCCAAAATACTTTCTGGAATAAATTTTTTAGGAATGATGATACACTTTGTTATATTCTGAGCAATCCACGGATATTGTGCCATGCGAGAAGAAAAGCTATAAAAATCTGAACGGCTGACTAAGTACACATCTACAGGGCTTGAGATTTTATCAAAGGTAGCTCCAGAGGAAGCGACTAACTTCGGCTCTTTTTCCGTTCCAAAATCAGCTGTTAGCTGGGCAGAAGAATAGACCATCACCCAACTGCTTCCAAAGGTTTCTGAAATGGTTCGGGTATTTTGAAGAGTGGTAACTGTAGGCATATCCTGAGAATTGCGGATTTTATCAAGGTTCAGCTTATACTGGATTTTTGGTAAATGAGAGCGGATAACATCAACATACCCTATTGTCTCCAAAATATTTCCTTGTGTAAAGGTCATGATAGGGTCAATGAGTAGGTCAATTCTTGTGCAGTTATCATTTACATAGGTGATAGAGACAATGTAGGCATAATAGGTTAAACCGTCAAATCCATCTAAAAAAGAGCAATAGTTGTAACCGTTCATCTGACCAATCGGGTAGTCAATTTGAACAATACCACGGTCACGACGAAAATTGAAAACAGAATTAAATTTTAAATTAGTATATTTAGTTTTGAAAAATTCGTCTCTTTCTTCATTGCTTTGGAAATGGATAGTATTTTGCATATTGACCAAAGGAGTGTTTTTATAAAAAGTAAAGGGAGTTAGTTTCATGAAATATTCCTTTCGATTTAAATAGAAAAATAAGGGTAGTTATGAAGCTACCCTATATTTGATTATTCAAAGACCACATCAAATCGAACATGGACTAGTAAGTTATCTGCTTCACTCCATTCATCATAATGTGTTTTTCCATCTTTGTACTTCAATTTCAAAGCTGTTTCTTCGATTGAAGCATAATCACCGAAATTATGACTTTCCGTAAAAGCAGGTAAATTACTGTCTTGGTTTATATAGTATAAAGTGATAATTTTATCAGTTTCTGAAGCACTAACAGTAAAAGGATTCAAAGCGAAAATGTTGACAATTCTATTTACATCATCAAAAATGATATAAACCTTGTTATCACTAGTCACATATTTTTGTCTTTCTAATGGTGAAACTTGTATATCTGTTTTTTCACCTGAACCATTTGGAGCATTTACAATATAAATGGATTTATTAGATGATGTCAACCGTTGCTCTTTTTGTTCATCGTGTTTGACTGTTAATCGTGCGCTATTATGTTGTTTGTCCAGCTCAATATCCAAAAGCTCAGTATTTTCTGTTTTGTAAATGAGCTTGATGTTGTCTGTCAAGCAGTGCATAGTCTCGTCTGGTTTTTTGATGAAATTGTCTGTAGAGTTTGAAACGATGTCATTTACATCTGTAAACTCTTTGATTTCTTTTCCGTGGACTTGAGCAGTAGTTAGATTTTTGATGTTGCGTGTAAATTCTTGAGCCATAATATTTTACCTCTATTTTCCTATTTTTACTTGATTTTTCCATGAGTTGTCATGACGGATTTTGTTGTTAGCTTGCAATTTTTTAGAAACGTATGAGCCATCTTTTCGGATTTTAAAATCTTTCTTAATGGTCATGAGACTGTTAAAGATACCATCTTGCCTAATAGCCCACGGAATAATTTCTGGAGGTTTCGGCTTGATAATCTGGGTGTAGGTAAAGATGTTCTGATGTCGTTGAGCTGGTTCATCCCCACGGATTTCAATTTTGAAATGTGTCCATTTACCTGTGATAGTGAGAATATCAGACCATTCAACATTGGACAATACCCAGTTACCAGTATAAGCTAGGGTTTGGTCTGAATTGTGTCTTGCTACTAGGATATTGGATTTTACTGTTTCCCAGTTATTTCCACCATCCCTAGAAACCCACATATCCACATACCAGTCATAAGTTCCGCCAAAGTTTACATAGTGTTGATTAGGGATAGCTTGCAAGCCAGCAGAAATGGCATATCCAATCAGGCTTAGTAAAACATATATACCATTTTCACCACGTTGATCAAAATAAATACCTCTACCGTGTCCAGTTCCTTTGGCTGGATTGAGGTCAAGACCATGAATAGAAGCGTTAGGGCTTCCACCCATAGCTACGTTGTTATAAGGGCCAGTCTTTGCATAAGTGCCCCATGCATCATACCAAGGCATAGACTATACACCTCCCGCAAGGTCATTTTCAGATTGTCGGTTGTTCGTGCGGATAAAGTATTCACCATCAACAACTGATGAAAACAAATTGATATTACCTGTAGCAATGTTGCGTCCATTGTTAAATTGTCCATCAAGACCACCAGACCAAGCACCGCTATCACGCAGATTATTGATGATTTTAGTCAGGGCATTTGATAGCTTACCGTTTTCAGCTAGTAGATTGTTGTATTTTTCCAACAAATCATTATACTTTTTATTGATTAAGTCAAGGATATCACGGTCAGCTTTTTCACGGTTATTTTTTTCAGAGTCAATTTTACCGTTCAATTCCTTGTCTGCGTTTATTCGGTCTATGATTTCACGGGCAATTTTATTGTTCAAATCATCGTCCGTGTCTCGCAAGTCAGACAAGACTTTCATAACATCACGAGCATAAAGTCCATCATCTTTTGCCTTGATTGCATTAGGGAAAGTATAGGTTTTCATGTACGTTTCGTGAGTTCCTATAGATTCACTTTCCGTCATGGATGAAATTTTAACATCAGCTGACAGATCTATGATGTCAGAATACTTTCCAGCACAGTCACCCTCTTGAATCCAGTCATGAGTTTTGGTCATGTCTACCGTGTTTGTATCAGTAACGGTCAAGTTACGTCTTGCTACACGGTTCAAGAGATCAATAGTCAAGCGAGTGATATAGTTCTTGCTTGCTAAATAATCATAGTAAGAAGGTGCATTGGTATTATAGTCTTTCTTATCATCATACCATGGCTCATGCTGACCCCTAAGCGGATAGCCCATAAAAGGGTAAGCCCACGGATAAAGAAAGGTTTGGTCTTGTGGTTTCTTATCCACTTCATTTGGATTTATTTGATTATTATCCATGTATTTTCTCCTTTAAAAAATTTGACTAAATAACAAGGTATCTAGCTCGTCAAAAATCTGTTTTTTAAATTGATAGACCTTATCAAGATTATCAATATTATAAGATAGGTTGTTAGTCGTAGTATGATTCGTACCAGAGCTATCAGATTTTGACTTAGATATTGTAGTATTAGTAGCATAATCCATGCCATCTCTATTGAGGTCTATACCAGTATTGTTTTGGGGTAAGTCAGCAAACAGATTATTATTCCGTCCTGTTGTTTCGGATGTATTTTCTCCATTTGAACTAGTGTTAGATCGTCCTTGTATAAATAACTCAGCTTGATAGATACTGGTCAAGACCTCTAAATTAGTGGATAGATAACCAACCAAAACAGAGCGAAAATGCTCAAAGGTTTGATACTTAATAACACGGTTCAAAAAAGTGTTCAAAAAGTCACGTTCAAACCTTAAGCGGTTACTGGTTAGTAAGTCCAGACCATAAAAAATAGTATTTTCACAAGCTGAGATAATTTCAGGATTTACATATTTAGTAATACTAGACATGATTCTCCTTTCATTATCAAAAACGGTTATCTGGTTTTGATTGGGTGACAGATACTCATTATAGCCATTGTTCAAAAGTTCGCTTTGAATAATGTAAAATAATGTAGTGGTAGTCTTAGACATTAGCCAGCACCTCCAATTTTTCCAAAGAAGAAATTTCCGATACCATGCTATCTACATACTCCGCTTTGATATCCGTACCATACTTTTCATTTAACAATGTAAGCGGTTCATTTCGTCCACGAAGATAGATATTTTCATTTGACTTTTTAAATGAGCGGTTACTTTCCGCTTCGGTCTTTGATACTCCGCTTTCTTTATCAACTCCTAAAGAATTTAGACCAAGCATTGAATTAAGCTCTGATAGGATATTTTGGTAAGTCCGTTTTAATTCAGACAAAGCAGAAACAAACGCTACATTAGAAATATTCACAATGTGGTCGTTTACATCAAATTTTGTGCTTGTTTTTATCCACGGCTGACCGTTATAAAGCGAGCTTGCCACATTTTCCATATCATCAGAGTTAAATTCATCCCGCAGAAAAGTGTTTATTTTTGCTTGCATGATGATGGAGAAGCGAGATACTACAATTTCGGTTAGTTCCGTAGTATAGTGGTTCACTACCTCAAAGTCATTGACAAAAGCAAGTGGCTTATTATTGAGCACTACAAAGTTACCGTTTTTATTATAGGGAGTGATTTCCCGATACTCAGGTTTCTTGAGTAGGTCAGAGATAGTAAAATTGATGTCTTTAGATGTACGAGGAACTTTGTTAAAATAGATAGTGTTGTACTGATATTGCTCACGGTTGTTGTCTATGTAACCGAGGATACCGATTACACCTGTGGTCAACTCGCCGATAGCAACAGCATATCCTTGACGTAGCATAATTTCCAGATTGATTTTGTCTATTGAGACTTTTGGATTGTCGGTATGTTCGTAGGAAATGACAAGTGGTAAAAGCTCAGCATAGCGAGAAAAAAGGATATTATAAAATCTGTTTCGGTGATTGGAGATCTTGTCCGTTATTTTTTCCGTAAATGATTGCTCAATCGGCATTTAATTTCCTTTCTACTTAAAAAATAGACTAGGCATATTTGCCTAGCCTTTTAGGAGAGAACTATTAAGCAGACTTGATAGTCACTTTATTATAGAACGGGCTAATGGATTTCATAGAGTAGTAGTGAATCCAGTGAGTTGTCTCATCAAATTCACCATTATAGAATGGTTCTTTTAACATACCCTTTGTGCAACGTTTGTATCTGATACCCCGTACATCAAATACGGCTGCAAAGTATTCACCTGATGGCTTAACTTCTGCATAGTCAGTCGCGTCAAAAATTGAGGTGATGTCAAAGGTGAAAATGGTAGAAGCTGGAATGATGTCGTCTTTTTCAACTTGGTAGTCGCCCATAGCTTGCAAAAGAGGAAGCATAGCAGTAGTAACTTTGATGTCTTTGTTTGTCTTATAAACACCACCTAATTCATCAAATGAAATAATGTGAGAAGACAAGTCAATACCGTTTGCATGAAAGCTGTTGGCAAGTTTTGTATCAAGAAGATAGGCTTTGGCTTCATCAGATGTAATGATAAGAAGGTCATTCAAAGATGAAATAGTTGTAAAGCGACCAATAGCACCACCAGACGCAGAGTGGACTTCATTGTGTTTGTCTGAGTTGTTTTGCAAGTTGAGAATAGCTTTTGAAATTTCTTGGAAAAGACCTTGCATGGATGTTACAGTACGTTGGTCTTTTGTATGGTTCAAAGCATAATCAAGCAACATAGCTTTCATTTCTTGTTCTTCTGCAATGTTGATGTCAGAAATTTTCTTCTTATAGACGGAGATTGCGTACTTGATACCGTCACCAATAGTCAAAAAATTCAAGCGAGCATCATTGTTATTGAGGGTAAACTTAACTTTTTTAAGAATTCCTTGCTGATAGATTTTGCTTGCCAAGCGAGGATAGTTGCGCTTCAGCATAAGTTCAGCATTTTTGGTCAAGTCCATTGTGATTGGTACACTATCTAGAATAACATATTCTTCTGAGTATTGACCAATAAAGTCAATTTCTTGCGCCAACCAATCAAAGCGATTACCATTTACGACTTCTACAATTAGAGTTTCATTCAATTTAGGGAAAAGATACTTATTGACAAAGGTTTCAAAAGATGTACCAGTATTATCCCAGTTTGCTCCGAAGCTCCAGGAATTTTGAGTGTCAGAGTTGAATTGTAACAATGCACCTTGCACTGCTTGGGCGATTGCGCGTTTTTGTGATGGCATTAGCTCATTACCCCCTTATTCTTTAATTCAAGTTCATCAGGTGATGATGGTTTGATAGTCATAGAAGCATTAAGCTCATTTTCTTTTGAGAGCTTGTTAGCTTGGAAATGTTCCGTGGTAAAATTAGGCACAGTGTTTTGTTCTTCGATTGGGATCATTTAGATTAGTCCTCCAAAAATTTTTCAATGTCATCAATTTCGGTATCTTGTTGCTTACCGTCTTCTGATGGGTCTTTAGGTTCTTCCTCTTTTTCAGATGGTTGAGGGTTTTCAAGCTTGTTTAAACGTTCCTCAAAAATAGACAAAATAGAAATAAGTTCCTGCTTATCCTTTAGCTCCATAAATGTATTTCCTTTCATAATTTTATTTTGCAAGTATATTGTATCATAAGTTAGGTAGATTGTCAAGGACTATTTTAAATTTTCGTTAAATTCTTTATACATATCTATTATCTCATTGACCTCAAAAAATCTGGTCAGGCTTCCAGTCATACCTCTAATAACATACCTTTTTATCCATCTAATAATATCT